TACTTATTAAAAAACAAAATAGTTAATTTAAAAGATTTATAATAGTAACTAAGGAGAAGAAATTAAAAAGCTAAAAGATGAGTAAATATCCAATAACATCACAAGGTGTAGAATACAACGAAGACGAATGTCATCCAAACTTTAAAGCAGTTTATCAAAAAAGAAGTGATATAAACCAAGACGGTTCTATATTCCTATACAAAAAATTCTACATATACCCAAACGGTAATATAAAAAATATACAATGAAAAAGAAAGATATAATAAGACTATTAGTAGGCTACCTAACACCAGAACAATACATTGAATTTCTTAAATATGCTAATGAATTATGGTATGATATTGGCGAGGTAGATGGCGCAATAAATGAGATTGTAACAGAGATGTTACACGAGGATATAACATTATCTTAATAATTACGTTAATATATTGAATAAACAATCTATTTCAAAAATGGATAAGAGAAAAAATAATGGTGGTGCAAGAGAAGGAGCAGGACGTAAACCTAAAGCAGATGAAATAAAACTAATTGAAAAGTTAGATAAACATATTGATTCAGATATGGTTTTTGATAAGCTAGAAGGATTGATAAGTCAAAACAATATTAAAGCTATTGAGTTATATTTATCATATCGTTATGGTAAGCCTAAACAATCCATTGAACAAAATACTACACATACAATTAACGATTTTGATATTAAAGATATTATAAACTTTGATAAGTCTTAATAGTAAATACAAACCTTTATTTTCAAATGATACTAGGTTTTTTATTATTACTGGAGGGCGTGGTTCTTCTAAGTCATTTGGTGTTAATACATTTAGTACATTGTTATCCTATGAATTAAACCATAAGATACTATTCACTAGACAAACAATGTCTTCTGCTCACCTATCTATTATACCTGAGTTTCAAGAGAAGTTAGAACTTTGCAATATTACAGAACACTTTGAGGTAAATAGAAGTGTAATTAAAAACAAGCGTTCTAACAGCGAAATAATATTCAAAGGACTAAAGACATCATCAGGTGACCAAACTGCAAACCTTAAGTCTTTACAAGGCGTTACAACTTGGATATTGGATGAAGCAGAAGAATTAGTTGATGAAACAGTATTCGATAAGATAAACCTATCACTAAGAACTAAGGGAGTACAAAATAGAGTAATACTAATACTCAATCCTACAACTAAAGAACATTGGATTTATAGAAGGTTTTTTGAAGATGCTGGTGTAGATGAAACGTTTAACGGTGTTAAAGGTGATGTAACTTATATACATACCACCTATTTAGATAATGTTAAACACTTGGACCAATCGTTTTTAAATGAGGTTGCAAGAATAAAGAAAACAAACCCTATTAAATATCAGCACGTAATTCTTGGTGGCTGGTTAGATAAAGCAGAGGGTGTTGTGTTTACTAATTGGAAGTATGGAGATTTTAACCCTGATAAATTTCAAACATCATTCGGTCAAGATTATGGTTTTAGTATTGACCCAACTACACTTGTAGAAATAGCAATAGATAAAAAGAAAAAGATTATCTATTTAAAAGAACACCTTTACAAACCTAAATTAACTACAACGGAAATAGCCCACATCAATAAAAAGATATGTGGTAATAAATTAATAGTAGCAGATTCAGCAGAGCCTAGACTAATTAATGAACTAAACGCAATGGGTAACAATGTAACTCCAGCAGAAAAGGGTGCGGGTTCGATAAGTTTAGGAATAGCATTACTTCAAGACTTCCAATTAATAGTAGATGGTAATAATATAGGTAAGGAGTTAAATAATTATGTGTTTGCTGATAAGGGTAGTAAATTATATGTAGATGCTTTTAATCATATCATTGATGCGGTGCGTTATAATGTAACTTATCAACTAGGTAGAAGCACAGGAATAGAGATAAGATAAAAAAAGGCAGTAAGCGTGACGAATTACCTACTACCTTTTTTAAAACTGATATAATTGATTTTCAATTACGTTTAAGGAATACCCCCAGCATAGACACATATTAACAAATCTATTAAATCAATCGGTTAATAATACAGCAAATATACAAAAAATATTTCAAATAACAATATATTAATTTATACGTTATAATTATATGATTAAAAAGATTACATTACCCGAACATATTGGAGACATAACATTAGGACAATACCAACGTTTTGATGTGTTAAACAAACGTGAGGACCTTGATGAGTTAGGGTACAATAAGAGAGTGATAGAAATATTTACAGAGTTGAAGCATCGTGAAGTTGGAATGATAGCACATAAAGATTATGAAGATATTTTAAAGACTATTATTGAGGCTATGAATAAAGAACCAGAATTTAAACACCGTTTTAAGATTGGTGAAGTAGAGTTTGGTTTCCATAATAACTTAGATGAAATGACTACAGCAGAGTTTGTAGATTTAAAAAGTTATGGTGTTGAGGTAGAGAACTTTCATAAGTTAATGGCAATATTATTTAGACCTATAACAAACAAAGATGCATTAGGGAATTATGAATTGATGAGTTATGAGGGAACAAAGAAGTATGGGGATATAATGAAGCGGATGCCAATGAATTTAGTAAATGGTTCTTTGGTTTTTTTTTCGACTTTAGCAAACGAATTACAGAATCATATCCAGAAGTCTACGGCTCAGGTACTACAGAAGGAAATGGTGCAGCAGATTACTTTGAAAAATGGGGATGGTTTCCTACACTCAGTGAATTAGCTGGTGGTGAGTTTTTAAAGATAGATGATGTGTTAAAAAAGGGTGTTCACGAAATGCATTTATTTTTAGCACATAAGATAGATAAACAAAAGTTAGAAAGTGATTTAAGAAAAAAAGGAACAGTTACAAGGTTATGAATCAATATACAGAATTACTTATTTATTTAAAACAATTAGCAGAGCAGGATAGTTATATCAATACTATTACAAAGGGTGAGGATATTGATTTAAACAAGGCTAATATATTTCCATTATTTAATATAGATATACTTACAGGTAGTTTAAACAACGGTACGGTAACGTTTCAGGTTGAGTTACAATGTTTAGATATACGAGATATAAATAAGGAGATTGTTAATGATAAGTTTTGGGAACAAGATAATGAAGTAGATAATCATAATAACACGTTTGCTGCATTGAATAGAATATGGCGTATAATGAACAGGGATTTTAACAACAATAATATAACAGCGTCAGACAATCCTACAATAACTAAAATAACATTTAGCGATAAAAACCTATTAGACGGATGGAATATGTCTTTTGATGTAGAACTACCTAATACAACTTTAAACTTGTGTAAGGTATGCTAGGTGAAGAAACAATAGGTGCTTTAAAACTATTTGGTGATAGTGTTGTAAACAAATCTAAGAACAACCTACGGAGGAAGGATAAATTAGCTTCTAAGAAATTACACAACAGTATTGATTACGATGTTGAAGTGCATCCTAATAGCCTTAGTTTATCTTTTGAAATGGAAGACTATTGGGAGTTTATTGATTACGGTGTGAAAGGTGTAGGAGGTAAAAAGGCTGATGGTTCTACTTGGAAAAAAAAGAAGGTAACTAACAGTAAGTTTAAATACAAAAATAAGAAACCTAGAACGATATTTTTAAACGGTTGGACAATAAGAAAAGGAATAGCCCCAAGAGATAGTAAAGGTAGGTTAATGAAGCGTAAGGGATTACTACACGCAATTAGTACAAGCATATTCCATACTGGATTAGAAACTACTTCATTCTTTACTAAACCATTTGAAAAAGAATTTAAAGAATTACCAGATGAATTAATTGAAGCATACGCATTAGATGTAGATGACTTCTTAGAATTTACAATAAAATGATAAAAACAAACAGTCCTTATTACGTTACTACGCCATTTGTATCACCTGCGAGTGGTTTAACTTGTACTGAATACACATTGTCTATTTGGGTATGGAATGGTTTAAAAGCATCTCCCCCAACAGAACCTAATTACACAACTACTAAAAACAATCCTACTGCATCAACCGGAAGTGATGAGATAAATATTTCTAGGTTAATATCAGACTTTATAGAGTTTGAACCTCAGAAAACAACAGGAACAGGTACAATAGATTCTAACAATAATTTATGGGTAAAAACATCAGTAGTTTACACAACAACATCGGTGGAAGCCGCACAATTAGAAAGTACAAGTTTAATTTCATTAGGTTATTCTTACGGAAACGAGGGCAAAAATATAATAACAATAGCAAATAACATACTAATACCTGTTCAAGATTATAAAGTAAACAGGGATGGTGTGTTTGTAGTACCTATTTTAATTGATGAAGCGGTTGGTAAGGTTGCAACGGTTAAAAGTTATCCAGATAATGAGATAGACGAAACATTTAATTACATTGCTACAACCGATTCTAGTGAATTAGTGCAGTATATTTGGGTACAATGTGATGAAACTACAACAGATAGATATATTGAGGTAGAATATAACAGCAAAACCGTTACATTATTATTGGAAGATGAGTGTAAATATGAGCCTGTAGATGTGTTTTTTATAAATAAAGAAGGTGCTGAACAAGTATTTACATTTTTTAAAGAACAAAAGAGCAATATAAACATAACAAGTTCAGAGTTTGAAAGCGATAGAGGGCAACCAAGTGAAGGAAACCACCAATTTGTGAGGTATAACGTACAAGCAAGAGAGGGTTTAACTTTAAATAGTGGGTTTGTAGATGAAGAAATGAATGAGATATTTACACAAATGTTATTAAGTGAACGCTTATGGTTGTATAATGGTGATTTTGTACCGTTAAATATTGAGAGTAAGTCATTAAGTTATAAAACACAACTAAATGAAAGGCTTATTAATTACGAAATAAAGTTCAAACCTAGTTACA